CTGGTGTCTCAAGCATCATATCTAGCTGCGGATGATCTAACTCCTCAAACTCTATGTCACAGAAGTTACCACAGTCAGGCATGACTATTTTTTGTTTGTGTCCCTTTTGAGGGTCAAGCTCATCTAAGAAAACCCCTCTTAAACAAGAGTTGCCTACCTCCCTTTCAACCTTTGCCATCCTATCGAAGTGTTCGGGAAAGTCCACTCTGATCTTATTCCAGTACCCTGCACCGCCTTTAACACAACCAATGCAGTTATTATTTTTGTAACCTAACGTGTACATAGTTGGAACTCCTATATTAGCCCCCTGTAAGAAGTACAGACACTCAGGCTTAGTCATCTTCTTTTCTATCAGGGGAAAGAAAGGTTTAGCATCTGGATACTGCTCCTTGAAGCGTATAGCCCTGTTGACTTCTTTCTTACTGTACTCAAAGCCAAAGATCTGACCCCTGTAATCAAGTTCCTTCTCTAACCTCTGGCGAACACGTTTCTTTAGGACAAGAGTACACCTAGCCCCAGCTGGACCATTAACATACTTATCCTTACTTATGACATCAAACTGATCCTTGTACTTCTCTGGTGCACGTTCAGTGATTATCTCACAACCATACCAATCTTCACACTGCTCTTTAAACCTAGCGTTGTCACTGTGTGCAGAGTCGATTCCAAAATAGATAGGCTTAACCTCATCACCAAACTCTTGGATAGCAAGCTTAGTTGCGACTGCACTTGTAACACCTGCACTCCACCAAGATATTATCATTAAAGTACCTCTCTTAACATAAACGTATCAGTGCTGAATCTCAGCTTACCGGCCTTGCCTTCGATGGAACAGGGTCGGTTTTTTTGTACCGTAATTGTTGTAGTGTTTCTTTCCTCTAGTGTGTCAGCTTCCTTGTCTCGCTCTAAGTCTAAGACTACAGAAGCCCTCTGACCAATCATCTTGCAATACTTAGGGTCCCCGTATTCATTGGTGTGAGCGATAGTTACAATACCTACGTTAAGGTCTGCTGCAAGCTTAGATAACCTCACCGATAGGTCAGCAAGCTGTTGCTCCTTACTCTCCTCTGAATGTCCAGTAACTACATCCTGTATCGGCTCAAAGAATATGAACTTACACCCGCAAGCCTGACTAAAGAAACGTATCTGGTCACATAAGTCATCAGCGCCTTGGTTCTCCTCAAGGTAGAACTGATATAGTAACTCATCCTTAGTTAGGGTCTCAATAGCTTTGATAACCTCTTCCTCTGAGTCAGCTTCTTCAATAAGATCCCTACGTGTAAGGTTGTCCTTGGCTTCATAAGACACAAGCCCAAGCAAGGAACGTAACTTAGTCTCTTCTAGGTGCCACGTAGCAATAGGAACCTTACGTTTAAGCATGTTGTACTCTAGGTATCGCATCACCTCTGTCTTACCTATACCTGTAGGTGCCTTGATAACTGTGAAGTGACCTTGCATAAGACCTAAGATCTTCTCATCCAAAGCTTCAATACCTGTAGGCACGTACTGGTGTTCTGGCGTATCTCGATACAAGTTAAGGAACTGCTCAGTAGTATTGAAGATATTGTCAGGTACATACTTAGAAGAGTTGAACCAAGCGTTCTTAAACTCAGATGCTGCACCAGCAGTCAAGAAGTCATTGGCGTCCTTATATTTATTGTGAGAGACACGATACACTTTGTTAGGAAACATCTTAGAGATCTTTGCAGCAATACCGTTGCCAGCCTCATCATTGTCTACAGATAAGATAATCTTCTGAAAGCTATCTAGGTAAGGCTTACACTTCTCCCAAAGTGCCTTGGAAGGGGTAGCTGATGGTAGTGAGACTACAGGGTTAAGGTAGGTATCCCTAGAGCTTAACATCTGGTAAGCAGACATAGCATCTACCTCACCCTCTGTTATCGTTAAGATGTTAGAACAACCAGCAGTAAAGAAGTTCATACCGAATAACTCATCAGTCTTGAACCCCTTGCTTGCATAGAAATCCTTCTCCTTAAGATTCCTGGTTTTTATTCCCCCGCTGGGGTACACGTAGTTTTGAGTACCATTAGGGTATGTGAGGACATCATACTGCTCCATAGTACGTTCTGATATACCTCGCATAGCTGTATAACTACCGCCATCCTGAGCCTCTCTTAAGCTCTCTGAAGTCGTATTTCCACTGACGGGGTACTTGTCTTTAACCCAACCAAAGGTTGCCTTCCTAGAAGGATAACTACTCCCACAAGAGAAGCATTTACCAAAGCCTCTAGTGTTATAGTTAAAAGCATCTGATGAACCACAGTCCACATAGGGACACGGTTGATCTCTCACATTATCATGTACATCTGTATTCATACTAACTCCTTATTATTACTACCATACCTACAACAATCGGCCTTAACGAAAGGGGGGACATAATACTATAGGCACCTACATTTCCTTTTTATCAGTTGTAGAATTACATTTAGGTTACCTGTTGCAATTTAGTCACAATGGACCTTAGCTTAGAGAAGATCTTAGTTTCTCTGAGTACAATAGCTGGCTGACTAATACCAAAGAAGTCTCCCATATCTACTTGGGTCATACTCTCAACAAACTTCATATGTAACAACAACCTCTCATCTTCATCTAGCTGCAACTCTATTTGTGTATTAAGCTTATTATAGAAGTCCGTTTCCTCGTAGTTTTCCTCGACCGTCTCGTTAAATAAAGACGCTGTATCAAAGGGTATAATCTCAGAGCTAAGGATGTTTCTTAGGTAATTAATACCGTCCTCGCTCCAAGTGTGATCTCCAAACTCCTCTGTGTCTATATCCCTACTGAGCCTACGTGACACATCAGAGGCAGGGATAGCGACTGGAAAAACATCTAGGTTAAGGTAGTCGTGCATCCTACGATTAGCCTCACGATATAATTTCGCTGGATGGGGTTTGGGGTCTTCAGCTAGGATCTCGTAGCATTGTAATACACCCTCACCTACAAGATCGTCATAGTGGTTAGGGTTTTTATATCTACGGGCTAGGCCCTCGCACATCATCATAATTGTTTCTGGTTTCATTCTGGTTTCTTTCTTGGTTTTATAGAAGTTGATATAACCTCAGTCTTTAGGCATTGACCTATAGCATCCCTATCAATGGCATACACAGGCTCGTAATAGGCTGGTAGAGCGTCTCCACAGGCCCTATAACTAGGGAAGATGACCTTAGCTTGTAGGTAGTCACCATTTAGCGTGTAGCTCAACACAAGGACAGTATAGAACAACATTATAGATACTCCACTACTACACCAGTATTCCACTTCTTAGCTTCTTTCTCAGCATCCTTACGGCTACTAAAGACCCACACCTCAGTGTCATACGTCCAAGGATTCTCCCTCCTTACGAAAGTGTATTCCCCTTTCTCGATCTCTATTTGAACTGCGTATCTACCCATCACTATTCTCCTTCTCTAAGCCAGCTCTAATTAAGGCTATGAAGCCTACATTAAAGATAGCTGCGAATGTCTCAGGATCACACTCTACTTGTAGTGTAGCACTGCCATCCTCATGCTCTTCTATATCAGTTACTTTGATTATATCACTCTTCATGGTTTACTCCTATACATGGCAGTAAGATAGATAGTTTACAGTACTTAGGATATTCGTCATAAGTCATAGCTATTAACACAGGTGGTAAAGCTATCAGTAAAGCTACAATAGCTGATGCCTTTATTGCACCATTGATATTACCTCTCATCAGTCATTCTCCCTTAATGCTCTCCACGACACAGGAAACAATTTTACCATGCTACAATCAATTTCCCACGCTACCTCTGCTGTCTCAGCTTGTGTGTCAGGCGCACAGCGAAGCTTACACATATTAGCAAACGCATCCAAGCTACCTGACCAGTACCACTCAGTCATCATGCTCTGTGGCAGTACCATACGTGCTTGCTCAGGACAAATACCTAGATCTAATAGGTACTCATAGTCTTTTTTAGCTGATTCTGCCATATCTCTAGCTATATCAGAAGACACTGTTACTTTACCAGAACTACCTTGCTTCTTATCTTTACTACGCCCACGCCATACGTCAGGCACATAGAACTCTGGTGGATCATCGACGTATCGCCTTGATATTTCGTTCCAACGTAGGAACTTATGCTTGACTAGCTGACGTGCTACAAACACAGGTGCCTTAACGTGGAAGCTGGCAAAGCAATGACCGAATGGGCTGATGTGCTTGTGCTTGGCTAAGTAACGTATAAGCTTTGAATCCTTGTCTTTCAACTTAGGTGGACCCCACACGTCACTTGTATCCATCTCACTCTTCTTACCAAAGCTTACCCGTGCTGCATTAGCTACAGATAAGTCAGATCCCATGTGATCTACATATGTTACCTCAATCAAGTTTGACATATAAATACTCCTCTTTGTATTCCACTGTGTAGTCTTTTCTACTGTAGGGGTCACGACAACAATACACAAAATCTTGAGCATCTGACTCCAACAAGAACAGAGCTATGATAATGTTGTCACTGTTAATTACACAATACATTTAAACCTCCTTCTTATGTTTACGCTTCCTACTTAATATAGGCTTCTTTTTATCTGGGACAACCTTTGGTTTATATTTAGGTTGCCTCAGATCTTTAGCCATAGGGTTAGGCTTTCGATTTACCACGGTGGCTCCCCATACTCATCTAGCTCAGGCATCTTGTAGCTTAGGTCGTAGCATACAAGCTCGCTCTCCCGCTCACACTGATCCTCAGTAGGCAAAAGAATACCCAGTTCACGTAGCTCCATTTCCATCTCAGGGGTCATTATTGCTTTACTCCTTCAAAGATATGTTTGATTACATCTACAGTCCAGCCATTGCCTAGCATCTTGTACCTTTGAGTATTAGAGACGTGATTAGTATACCCCTCTGGTACAGTCTGTAAACGCTCACACTCTAGTGGTGTTAGCTTGCGCCAAGAGTTAGGTTTAATATAAGTTTTAGGCTCAAGGTTGCCACCGCTGCTGGCACATAAGCTTGGTCCTTTTCCATCGGGATGGTACACCCGTCTGTTGTAGTCGTGACCTTTAAGATCAGCATCACCTACATGACACATTCCATCATCACTGAACACAAGTTGCCTACGATGCTTCTCAAAGTATGACTTCAGGTTACCACCCTTAAAGTAGTTAGCGTCAATGCAATGCGACTTGTCACGATCTACATGACCACCCTCTAAGATGTCAGCAAGCACAACACCCTTGTCATCAGGTAGATTATTCATAGGAATGTTTGTCCAATAGTATCTCTGCCTGTTCTGCGCTGACACTAGGTTGCTGTTGATGAAGACAGGCTCAACACCTAGTGCCTCGGTGATAACATCCATGCTCTCTTTCTTCATACGCACATTCTCAAGCAAGAAGTATTTAGGTTTAAGATCCTTAAGCAAGCGCACGTATTCCCAAAACAATTTGCTACGGGGGTCATCAAAGTTAAGTTGCTTACCTGCAAAGCTGAAGCCCTGACAAGGTGAGCCACCGATAAGTAAGTCAATCTTGGGTAAGCTGTCAGCTTTAACCTCACGCACATCACCTAAGTGTATCATGTCAGGGTAGTTAGCTTTAGCTACCTTAATTGCATACTTATCGATCTCTGCTGCATAATACTTGTCAACCTCTATGCCAGCTTTTTCCAGTGCAATCTGACCACAAGACATCCCATCAAATAAACTAAGTACATTAATCATTCTCTTCCCTCCATCTTGAATAAACACACTCTTGCTCATCCCAATCTATATTTTCATCGGTGGGGTCTTCCTGCTTACAACTAGGGCAACCCCACTCATCTATGTCGTGCATGTCATGGATGCTCTCACACTCATGACACACTTCTTTGTTGAGCTTATGTAACATTAGTACATCCAATCCTGATGCCACTCCCAATAGTGATCCTCTATTAGATCTAGGGCTTTCTTAACCACATGATCAGGTAGGTCAACTAACTCACCATCATCATCATAAGAGTTGAAGCTGAATATTGGTTGCTCTTCAATGTTAAAGTATTTTCCCATCTCGTCTCCTTCTACGGTTGCAACGCCATACTCTA